CCATGTCGGGCGCGTCCCGCAGGATCTGGTCTCGCCAAAGCTCCACCTGTTCGCGCGAGGCATCGGTCTGCGTCAGCAGCTTGTCCATGACGTCCTCGAAATCCGAGGATGCCTTGAAGCTGAGAGCACTGAGGCCCGCCAGGGGAAGAGAGACGTTGGTGGACCACCCCTTGCCGAAGTCGGAGATTTTCTTTCCGGCCTTCCCCGCGCGGTCGGAGATCCCGTCGAAGACCGACGTGGCCTTGTCGATCGCCTTGATGATGACGGCGACGCTGAAGCTCTTAGCCATGGGCTTTCTCCATGTCGTGGCGGACACTGACCAGCCCGACGAGCCAACCCAGCTCGTCCGTGTCCGCCTCCAGAAGACGATCGATCTGCATGTAGAAGGGTGCCCCCATCAGCAGGGCGAAGGCGTCCTCGATTTGGTAGAGAGACGGCAGGCCGGTCAGACCGCCTCCCTCACGAAAGGGCCGCATTGCTGGAAGATTTCCTGCAGGTCTTCGTTCTCGATCTCCAGGAACACCTTGCGCGGCATGTCGGAAACGGCCGCCAGCAGATCGATCAGCACCGCCATCTTCTGCGTTTCCGGGTCCGCGACGAAGACTTCCCGGTAGTGCTTCCCCTTGATGGGGAATTGCAGCGTCACCTCGCTCCAGGTGTCGTCCCCCACTGTGAGGGGGTGTTTGAGCGGTACCTTGATCTTGTTTTCCGCCGCCACGTCAGAACTCCTCGCAGCGGAGGCCCTCGAGACGGATCTCGAACTCGCCTTCCTCGGTGGTGGCGTTGCCGTCCCCGGCATACCAGGCATTAGACAGCACCACCGTCTTGCCGTTGGCCAGCTCAAGGGTGACGGTGGCGTCGTCCAGGTCGAGGATCTGCCGCAGGCTCAGGTCGCCGCGATCCGTGATGGCGCCCTCGATATAGGGCACCTGGGGCATGGCCTTGTAGCCATGGACCGCGTCGGCGCCGACGATGCCCTCTTTCTTGTCGGCCCCCAGATTGTAGGTGAAGTTCCCCTTGGCCGCATAACGAGCGCCGTCGATCTTGAACAGGATCTTGCCGCCGCGGCGATTGCGATTGGACATGGTGCAGGTCTCCGCTGTGTCCGATGAAAAAAAGGGCGGCCCGGGCATTCCCGGGCGCCTGAGCTGCCGCCTCCAGGCTGGGCCTAGAGGTGGAACTGCCCGCTTTAGGCTTTGCCTAAAGCCTGAACTGAACCACCGCCGCACTTACGCGCAGCTGGTTGATCAGGTCGGGAGGCAGCGTCCAGTTGAGCCGGTTGCGGTCGACCGCATCGCGCGTGACCACCAGGTCCGCCTTGAACTGTTCGATGTCCTCGACCAGGGCGAGCTGCTCCATGTCCCGGAACCAGGCGATCGCCTCGGCCCGGCCGATCGACGGCGTCATGACCGGCTGGCCCTCGCCATAAAGCACGCCGTCATCGCCAAGCTTGTGGCGCGGATACTTGGTCTGGATGCGGTTCCGAAAATCGTACCGGAGATACATCAGCGTCAACACCGTCTCGACGTCCAGATAGGCGTCGTCCGAGGCCCCGGCCGCGTTCTCCTGATAGGTGGTCACCAGCCGCTCGATCTGCACCACGCCGCCGGCCGCCGTCTTCACTGTGGCGATGCCGTTGAACAGCAGCGTATTGCGCTCCGCCTGGGTGAACCGGTCGGCAGCCCACGGCGCCAGAATGCCCGGCAAGGCCAGGGTCTGGAACGGACGGGCGGGATCGGCCTGACCAGCCAGGGCGACGATGCCGGCGACCGACGCGGCCACCTCGAACGGCGTGTTCGGAATGCCCGTCGCCGCCACGATCGTACTGAACTGGCTGTTCCGCCCGCCACCCAGGGTGGTGAGGGTGCCGGGCGATCCAATGGCCGCCGTGAACGCCACCCCGTCGATCTGCCGCAGCGGTCCCGCGCGATCCGCCAGCTCGGTTTCGAGCTCCGCGAGGACAGTCGCGTTGGCCCAGGGGTGGGCGATGATGTTGAACCAGTCGTCGCCCATGGCCGTGATGGCATCGGCGAGCGACGGGTCCGTCGCCCCATTCGCCATCGGCGTGATCGTCACGGTCAGCCCGGCCGGCAGCGCCTCGCCCGTATTGTAGTTTACCCGCACGTCGATATCGTTGCCCGCCGTGCCGGCGTTCTTCGCCGTCAGATCCACCTGGGTGTCCGTGTCGCCGTTCACCTCGGCGGAAACAGGCAGGCTCGAGGCGGCGGTGATCGCCGCGGCGACCGCCGTGGCCAGAGTCGCGGCCGTCGCGCCGGAGGCGGCCACAACCGGGACCCGCTGCCCGCCGATGTAGAGGGCAATCGTGCCCGCTTGCGTCGGCGCACCCGACAGGGCGATGGATCCCCCTGCGGCGACTGCGGCGCCGGCGTCGGCCAGCGGAATCGCGTAGAGCTCTGTGAAGGTGTTGGCCTTGAACCAGCTGGTAGCCATCAACGCCAGCTGGCTGCCGGCGCCGAACAGCGCCTCGGCCTGGACCGCGCTGGTGATCAGCACCTGCTCGTCCGCCGTGGCCGACCCGTCGTCGGTCATCTGACCCAGCAACAGGGCGCGATAGTTCAGAAGAGACGCCCCCTGACGCGCCTGGCTGGCGTCGAAGGCCACGGATACGAACGGCGTTCGCAGATTGCCGGGGATCTGATCGTTGGCCATCTAGGCCTCCTTCTTCGGTTTGCGGGTGGACTTGGAGCGCGCCGCCCGGCCCATATCCACCGTGTCGTGGTGCAGGTCGCGCTGGCGCAGGTAGTAGGGGCTCGCCGGCACGGTCTCGCCGGCGGCCGCGATCGGCGCGTGGGGCGGCTCCTCGTGAAGGGCCTGCCGCCCGGGCGCCGGTTTGACGGTGATGGTGTCCATGATGTCTCCTGGTGCTGCGGGAGGATGTGCGATCACTGCGGAAGCGTGATCCTGTCGCGCGCCGGTGGCGTGTGCTCGTCGCCCTCCTCGACCCGCGTGATCACGTCGGCGGTCACGAAATCGTCCAGCGTGCCGACGAATGGCTGCTCGGTGTAGTAGGTGACCTCGTAGATCACGGCCATGTGAGCCAGACCGCTTTCCTCGTCCGGCGCCATGGTCATCCGCGCGAACTCGATCAGAGCCGCCATCGGATCCACGGTCTCGCCCCCGACGTCGCCAGGCTCTCCGTTCAGCAGCGGGTCCGTGAACAGCCGGGTTTCCACATCCCAGGCCAGCAGCTCGAGGACACTGTCCACGTCGTCGTCGGCCAGGGCCGTCAGGTGCACCACCATCTCGAGGGTGCGCTTGCTGCTGTGCGGCTGCTCGCCGTCCTTCTCGCCGTTCTCCTGGAATAGATAGACGCGGACCACCGGCCCCGCCTCCAGCAGCCGTTCCAGCTGCCGGCGGGTCGCATTGGCCCGCACCCGGTCCTGCGCCGCGGTGACCCCGAAGAGCCGGTCCATGGCACGGTCTCGGATCTGCAGCCGCGGCGGCTTGCCCAAGGGGCCGCTCATGGCCGCCCCCTCATTCTCTGCAGGATGATCACCACGCCGCCCTCGCTGTCAGGCTGTTCGTCCGCCACCCGGAACACCTCGGCCCCGATCGCTACCCGGTCCTCGTCGTCGACCCGGCCGCCGATCGGCTCCAGATCCGCGCGTTTGACGAAGAGCGCCGGCACCGTCCGACTGACCTGGACGTCATCCTCGAACGACAGCAGCTGATGGTTGTCGTCGAAGATGGCGTGTGGAATGTCGAACGACGCCCGCCCGCGCGGCCGGTAGGTGACGGTCTGCTTCGTGCCGAAGGTTTCCGTCACCGCGTCGTTCAGCTCGTCGAACTCGTCCACGAGATCAGACCAGCGAGGCCCTCACCTCCTCGAACGCGGCATCGCGCTCTTCGGCGGTGATGTCATAGCCCAGCTGCTTCTCAAGCACGGCAACCGCCGGCTTGCCGGACGCCGTGATCCATTCCTCGTTGACCTGGTCGCCTTTTCCCCAGCTACGAAGGCGCTCGACGATCGCCGCGATCACCTCCTCGGGTTCTTCCGGCCGGCTGGGTTTAGCCGCGGCAGGTGCACGGTACTGGTCCGGCGTCGCGAACAGGCCACGGGCGACGCCGTCTTCGGCCTCCGCCTTGGGCAAATCGATCAATGTGCCAGGAGGCACGGTCTGCTTTTCCTCGCCCACGACGATGACAGCGGACGACAGGGTGATGACCGACGCCAGGGCGGCGGCCGAACTCTTGCGTGCCATGATGATGGCTCCTCAGATGGGAAGAAGAGAGCGGCCCCTCGCCGGGGAGGAATGGCGAGGGGCCGGAAAAGGTGCTGCCTGGCCCGAGGGCTAGCGCACCGTCGCGCGGAAGCTGGCGTTCGGCCGGTACGGCACAACCAGCGGCGCGGACTGCATCAGCAGGTAGCGGACCGACGGATCCTTCTTCACCCAGGATTTGGGGAAATAGGCCATCGGCTGCAGGCCGGCCTCTTCATCCAGGATGGCGCCGTAGTGGCGCACGCCTTCCAGCTGTGAGCTGGCCAGGATGAAGCTGTAAGCCGGCAGAATGGGCTGCTCGACACCAGCATCGTCGACGTACCAGTCGTTGTAGACCCAGACGTCATAGGTGCCGTACTTGCCCTTCCACACCGCGCCGGTCTTGACGTTCGGCCCGTTGTCCAGAGACGAGGAGCCGCCCCGCACCGTGGTG